CATCCTTTCACCAAGAACGAGCAAGGAACCACCAAATCGCTGCCATTGACCTTGAGAAGCTTCGTGAGCAAGAACTAATAACTCACGTTTAGCACCAACAGTACCAAGACCTAAACGACCCATTGCACCAGTTCCTTTTTCAATCTCGTGTTGCAATGTATCACCCGTAATTTTAGCTTGAGCTTGCATTTCCTCACTAGCACCAGCAATTTTAGCTTTCAAAGCTTCATAATCACCTTTTGTACCATTTAAGCTAACACGAAGCAATTCAAGTCTGTTAGCAACATCTTGATTAGCTCTTGCTACCTTCTGTTGTGCTTGCTCCACCTGTTTTGCAGCATTGTCAAACTCCTTGTTCATGCGAATAGCTTCAGCTTGTTGCTGAGAATACTCTTTTACGCCAGTGTTGTAAAGCTCCATTGCTCTTTTTTGAGAAATGAACTTTTGTTCTGCATTCTCAGAAGAAGCGGCAAGATCGTTTTGCTCTTTAATAGCTTGTGCTAAACCGTCAGTTCTAACTTGTAACACAATCGAATCGATTTCTATAGCCATATTAATTTCCTAGTCTTTAGTTTGTGTGGCAATCATAGAGTCAAAAAAGAGTTCTAGATTTCTTGCTTGTTGTTCTTTGTACGCATCCTCATCAGAAATCCAAGGAGGTACTGCATGTTTTGATTTAGACGCATGGTATTCACTACAATACGCTTTACTCATTTCACGTATAGTGTCTATTTCCCAAACAGTCAATTGTCTTTTAGTTGCTGATAGCCAGTTTTGTATTTCTGTCCAAGATAGAGGGGCTACACCATTGATAGTATTTTCATACATCCCTGCCTCATAAAACAAAAGAACTAGAGACTCTGCCTTGCACTCTGGCAAAGAAAGCTCTAGTTCTTCGTTCACTTCTTTTAGTTGTTCCATCCTGCTCTTTTCTGAACCTTCAGGCGTACAATGATAGTAGCCTAACTGTCTAGCAAACAGGATGAGTTCTTGCGACAGATTTAGATAAAATTTGAATCGTTCGCCAACATCTTTTCAACTTGACTACGCAGCCATTCATAAGAAGCGTCCAAATACAAAGCTTTAAATACTTCTGGAGAGTCAATAGGCTTACCATTCAATGTCAAGCCTTCGATACGATCTGAGCAAACTACCAAACGTTCTGCACCTTCTTCCCACAATGACTCTGCTGTGTATTTCACTTCATTTGTTTTAGCTTTGAAACTATTTTTCTTAAACTCTTTGTTAAGACGGTCATTCCAGTCTTTACGGTATTTCTCAGATGCTTTACCATACAGGTAAATAACAACTGGTTTGCCTTCGTCATCCACCAACAAAGTACCATCATCGGTACGTGGATCTTCAAATTGTACTGGTACTGAATCTTTTTTCAAAGCAAGTGTAGATAAATCCATTTTATATTCCTTTATATGTTAAATTATGTTAATTTGCTCTTTGGCAATTTGATAATTGGTTTGTAACCAACCTCTCTACTTCAATTACAGATACATCATAAAAACATTCAGTAGAGCCACTGAAATTATTTTGTAACTGCTCATATTTGTTGCGTAAAATTTTAAGAACCTTTTGTTCTACTTCATAAGCAATCCTACCATCTTCTATGTAAAACTTTGAAACTAATTTGAAATCAATTCCAGAATCTTTACATATATGTTCATGTCTTCTTTTAGCATCAAATGATATTCCTACTTTAACTATACCAGGAGACGATTCTAATATATAAATCCATGTCGGATTAATAGGAACAAATCCTTGAGAAGAACAAGATGGACATCATTTGCCTTGTAAAAGGTTAGCAGGTTTAGAAAAGAAACTACCATGTAATTTACAAATAATTTCTACTTTTTCCTCATTATTCCTTCCATATACAACTTTTGAGTAATCATATTTGTTGTCAAATACTTTCTTAAGTTTTTCTAGAAATTCTGAGGTGTTGCTACGTTTTGCTGCATCTCTTACTAGATTCGCGCATTTATTACAATCTTTTCCTACTAGATGATTATTAGGAGCTACTTCAAATTCACCATGCATCGGACAAATAACTATTACTTTTGTTAAATTGTTTATATAATTAACTTTAGAGTAATCGAATTTATCTTTATGTTTAATTTTAGCCTTTGTAATGAATCCTTCTAAACTACTTCGCCTATTATCCGATCTAGCTTCAATAGCACACTTTCTACAACCACTACCTCGTAAATGTGAGTTCGGAATTTGGTCAAAGTAACCGTGATCTCTACAACCAATAGTTACTTTGACATGTGCTCCAGAATAAACAACTTTAGAGTAATCATAACGTTCACCATGTACTCTTTTGAACTTAATAACTGCCTCTTCTGTTGTTATCATCTGTCAACTCCTTTTATCAGACCTTAATAATGTCACTATCGATCTCAAGACTTGTCATACCACCAACGATGGAATCAACAGAGCCACCTTCAACTTGGTAAGACATTGCTTTTGCAGTGAAGTAGTACAATGTACCATTTTGCATTGTCAATTTGTATGCATAAGAACTGTCAGAATTAGCGGCAGTTGCCAACAAAGTTTGACCAGCATCTGCTGTATCCAACGCATATTTCAAATCCAATTTACCATTGTCATAAGAACCTTTGAGTTTCTTAGTATAACGTGTGCCGATTGGATTATGTGTCACCAATTTATATACTTTACCGAAAGCAGGAACTGCTGTAACTTCAGCGATAGTTGTATAAGTAGCTGCACCAAAACCTGTAGAATCGATTGTACCAGCAAAAGGTACAGTAGAGATTGCAACGGTTGCACCTGCAAATGTTTGAATAGCCATTTAATTTTCCTTATTAAGCGTAAACTGTAATTTTCAATGTAGCTGCACCGGACAAAGTAACTGTACCGTTACCATCCAAGTAAGCTGCAATCTTGTCAAGATTGACAATCTTTTTAGTACCAGCAGCCACAACTACGTTCAAGCCAGCCGATAAGTCAACTGTTGTAGAAGTATTAGGTACAGGATATGCTGCAGATGGTGCAGAGCCTTTAATGTTCAATGTCAAAGAACCACCAGTTGTGTTATCCATCTCTAACAACTGATTAGTATTTGCTACATAAGTGATTGTGTCAGAAGCAGAAGCTGTAAACACAGTCGCAGTAGCCACGCCATTTGCACTGTAAAGTGATGTGCTTGTTAATGCTGCCATATTATTTCCTTTTAATTAAATTTGCCTTACGGCTAGAAGAAGCCCTTGTGGGGCAAATTTTGCTACAAAATTATTAGTAATTTTCCTGTCTATACTTAAATCTAACAGGTGTTATTCTCCAGCCACCATCATAGATGCTTGGAAGAACATTACCTGTTTGTTCAATACTTACTGTCCCTGTCTTAGGAACGACTGGAAACAGGTCTATAAGCTCTTGTGCGAGGTTTTCAGCTTCCTTTGTACCCTTACCAACCTTTGAATAGATATTAATCTGTAAAAGTCCATATAAGCTTTTTCTAGAAGCACTTACAGTTTTATTAACAGTGGTGACTGGAATGATTTGAAATTCTAGCCATGTATTACTATCTGGTTTTTCAAATTCAACATTTTCATAAGCAATTTTAATTTGCTTTGTGTTTGCCCATGTAGTAAGCTTACCTTCTATTTCACTTCTAATAGTTCGTTGTGTCATTTGTTCGCTCCAAAATCAACAACAGCTCTACTAATCATGCCGTAGGCAGGTGTGAATCCCCAACCTAGTGCTTCAGCTCTGTATGAGTAAGGAAGGTTGTTTGCTAAGGAAATTGAAAAATCCCCATTCTTCGGAATTTCAGCACAAGTTGAAATTATCCTTTGCAAACTAGCACTTCCGTTTTGATCAGCATCTTGTCCAGAAACACTTGACACCCCGTTGATTTGAGGATACCATTGATTCTTTAAAACACCGTGAGCAAATTTACTACCAATCAACTGACTAGGGGAATAGTCAACAACTTTAACAAATAAGTCTTGAATATCTTTTTGAAGTTTTTCACTTTGTCTTGCATTTATTCTTTTAAGACTTGCTCTTACATCATCTGCAAAACCCATAAATCATCCCCTTTAATTCTTGTGATTATACCATAAACTTCTCTATTTGTCAATAGATTTATCTTAACTTACAAAACAATGTAATTGTTCTGGAATCTTTTTTACCTAAAGATGTTACAATAGAATTAACAAGTTTATATTTCTTACCAACTTCTCCACCTTCTACATAAAGAGATGTTACATTGTTAAGAACTTGTTCATTTGTCTTTGTTATTCCAGCATCAACTGTCCACGTACTTGTTGAGATAGTTTCTCCACTATCCAGCCATGCCGACCAATCAAAACCGTAGTCAAGCTTTGCCAAAGGTGCATGTTCAAATTCCGAATTCATCATAATTCAAATATCCTGTTCTGTGGAGAAACATACGTGATTCTATTATATTCATCTATTTGTTGTTTTCTATTTTCAGCGTGTACAATAGACTGTCTTATATCATCTTCAATACTTTGTACTCTGTGCTCAGGTGAAACACTTAACTTTCTGAGATTATCTAAAATATACTGTATTGGTGTATAAATTGTAACAGTTGAGTCCAAGTAATCTGACTGTTCATTTACCACACTGTTCACTGAGATTGGTAATACCAAAGCTGATAACAGACTGTCATCTGATTCAGCGATGATTGCGGTAAAACCAATCTTACTTAAAATCGTACTACTTATTGTATCGGATACTTCTGTCGCATTAAAGCTTATATCAATAGCATTAGTGATTGTAGATGATAAATTATCAGCAGACTCAGTATTGTTTGCATTAATGTTTGTAGGAGCGTGTACAATACCGCTAGTGACATTATCAGCAATTTCGTTATTGTTTGCCGAAATAGAGATACCAATACCAATTGCTGTCAATACTGTATCAGCAGCTTCAACTACATTCAATGTAGAAGAAATGGGTAAAGTTATGGCACTTAAAATACTATCTGAAACTTCTATAATGTTTGCAGAAACACCAACTGATACAAGACTTGACGAACTTAATGTATCACCAACTTCATTCTTATTGAACGTAGCAGCAATAGGTACTACAATCGCTGATGCAATGCTGTCTGCGCCCTCTGTAACATTGAAAGAGATATTTACACTATTCGTTGCTGATATACTTGTAGTAAGTGTATCAGTAGATTCTGTGTTGTTTGCCAGTATTTGAATACCAACATTAGTTACACTGTTGACAGTATCAGCAGATTCAGTTATATTTCCAGAAATACCAATTGCCGAAGCAATATTGGAGTTTATTGTATCACTTTGCTCTGTGTTACTAAACTGTACCAAAATTGCTACTTGAGATCCACTTGCAAGTGTGTCACTAGCTTCTGTGATATTAGCAGAAACAGAAATAGTGTTATTAATAACACTATTTAATGAATCCCCAACCTCTGTTACATTAAAATCAATATTAATTCCAGAGGGAGGAGCGTCTAGCAAGGCTAGAAGTAAAGACATACTACGCTCCTATTATCTATTAACTATTCCCAATAGGCATTGATACCAACTTGTCCACGGAACAACTCCGTAGCAGTTGCTGTACCGTAAGGTATTCTTAAAATTACATGCACAAAAGTAGATGGTTCAGCTACAATAGGAGCATCAAGATTAACACCAAGACGAGGAGCTTGCTTACCTGCTGCATCCCCTACAACAAATGTCTGACAACCAAGAGAAATTCTACGAGGCGCTCTAGTTGTAGCTGCTTCTGTCGTAGCCAGTGATACGGCTGTGCTTCCTACAGCTAAAGACCATTCAAGAACAGTAGGTGTTGTTGCAACTGCAACTACAGCATTATATGTATCTATCCAAATACCTCTAATAACTAAGTTCCTACCAGTAATTGCAGTTGTTGGTGCAGGAACTTGGAATGCAAATAGTGCATAATCTGTTTCAGCACCTGCAGTAGCTGCAAATAAAAACCTACCTCCAAGAGTTGTATAACTTGCTGCTGTGTTAGACAGAGTAGCTGTTGCTGGTACTGTACTATTCGCATTATTAGCTGTCTGACCTTGTGTGTGTCCAGAAGCACCCTGAATAGCAGAATTACCCATTCCAGCCATTACAGATGCCCAAAGTCTATTTGTGTTTGTACCACCTTGTGTGATAGTGTATTTGGCAATTTTACAGTTAATTACAGCAGAAGCTGCAGTACCACCGATAACATGACGAATAGAAAACGGAGCACTTCCTGCCATTAAAGGAACACCTACTGTGGTAGCAGGACTTAATCTAGCCATTACCACCATACCGTTACCATCTTTTAAATCCATCCAACAAATAACAGCCGTATCGGATGTTGTTAAAATAATGTCATATGTTTTACCTATTGTTGGCACAAAATTAGCACCACCTGCTGCAACTAAAAATGGCGAAGATGTCTGTTCAGTACCGTTTACGTTTGCTACCAAGAATAAACCAGAACTATTAGCACGTATATATGCACCGTCTGTTGGTGCGTAAGGTGTGGTAGTTGCTGAAGTAAATAAACCAATATCAATAGTTGTGTTGGTTACAGCCCATGTTCCTGTAAACTGCACTTTAAAATACAAGTATGTTTCTGCAGCAGAGTATACAGGAAAATATCTATAAGTAGTAAGTAAAGTACCAGTATTAATTGCAGTACCATTTCCTGAATTTGTTGTTACAAACCCACCACCCCAAGTATTTGTCATTGTAGTATTATAATACTTGTGTTTGCTTGTATTTTGTGCTGCATAATTAAACTTTTCATCATCCCACAAACTATCAAGCTCCACCCTAGCACGATAATCTTCAGAGACTTCACCTGCTAATAATTTTGGTGTACCAGTGACAGCCCCTGCGTCTACTTCAGACATAGGACGATTATAACCAGAAGCTTCCAATACTTGAGGTAACGTTACATTTAAATTATTATAGGTATCGGAGTTGACCCCTAAACCCCCGTTGTTTCCAACAATTTTTGCATCAAGAGCCATATATTATTCCTTTATTATTATACCCACACCCAACGGACTTTGAATTTACCATTCAGTTTTTCAGTAGATCGGGCATAAATTGTAAATCCAACACCATCAGTAGGAACACCACATGTTATCCCCATCAATGCTGCTGCATAAGTTTGATCGTTCAATGTGTGCTCACTAGAAGCCTCTGCCATCATCCATGCTTCAGCAGCACTGGTTGACAAAATAGCAGTTTGTCCTGTAACTGCAACAGAAGCTTCATTATTACCTGCCCCAAAATCAATTTCAATACTTCCTTGAGCACTCATAAATCACCATTAAGTGTTAGCAGCATTCAACTGGAATGTATTTACTGTAATTACCTGTGACACTGCAATGTTTGTGTTGTCCAAGATGAAGTCTGTACCAGATGTACCTGCTGTGCCTTGAATATGGCAAGTTGTACCTGTACTGTCTAGAATTCTGCAATAACCTGCTGTACCTGCAGCAGAGCCAGAACCAGACCATGTACCAAGTTTAGTTTTACTCGCAGCACTAGCGTTATTCATCCAGTCAGAAGGTAATGTCAGTGTTGCTAGTAATGTACCTGTCGCAGCCGCAGCACAATTAGCAGGTACTGTACCACTGTAAATTCTCAATTGTGGGGACGTACCTGTGGCAGTTTCAACAGCATCCAATCTAGCGTTATTAACGGCAATAGAATATTGTAAAGCCATGTTATTTCCTTATGTGTAATTCTAAATAAAGAGAATCTTGAGCCGATGGATTATGATCTTTTACATTGATTATTTTCCACTCAGTATTCCCGATGACAATAGTATCTCTAGCAGGACTAATATTAAAATTCTTATAATATGGATCTGCTTTACTTCTAGGTTGAACATAACATTGCATGTCACCTTCTAAAATTGATGTGCTAGTTTTTGTTTTATCACCAGCATCATTCATCTTAGGATATTCTAATACAACAATATTGACAGGAATTGAAGAATAACCACTAATCACTTCTCCATCAACATATGTGTTGTTATTAAAGATTTTTAATGTTCCAGTTCCACCAAATTGCTTCATCATGGTAGAAACAACTCTATCAAACTGTGTAAATCTTGTCATAATACTGTCCAACCTGCCTGAGCTGCTAATAGATCTGATTGTGTACCACCAGAATAATTAGCATTCCAATCCTGTGTAAATTGTATCAAAGGATTCACTTCATCCAAACCTGCACCATAAGGAATAGGAGCATAACCAGATGTAAGTGGATCTTTTACTAACAACACTAAGAATTGTTTATAGTTGTTAAAACTTTCAGCACCCCACACCTCAAGCTGATTCATCTTAGAGTGCGTACTGTATGCGAGTTGTGCTAGAATATACTGAGCACAAATTTTTGAAGCTTGTACTAAATTGTTATTACTATCTGAGATTACGGTAGAAATAACATCGTCAGAAAGATATGGTAAATCTGTAACATCACCAATACGCATTCTAACTTTACCAACATTTGTGCTATAATCAATATTCATTTAAAACTCCTTTTATTATTTAAATATTCTCACGAATCTCATAGCATTAAACATCTAAAAGTGGAAGAATATTTAAAGAATAAACCCACCCCTTGTGAGGGTGGGAATATTTCAAGTA